ATCCTGGAGGCGAACCAATTAGTTTAGCAACACTATGTTTCTCTTGATACTCTGACATATCAAATCTAATTAGTTTTACACCTAATTGTTTTGCAAGTTGTTTAGCTGTTTCAGTTTTACCTACACCCGTTGGTCCCATAAACACAAACGAACCAATTGGTTTGTTATCTGATTTAAGTCCTGCTTGTGCTACGTGAATCTTATCAACAATACTATCAATTGATTCGTCTTGTCCGTAAATCTCAGCTTTCATATTATGGTTTAAGTTAGCAAGGTTGCTAGTTTCAGTTTCCATAATTTGTTCTTTAGGCATGTTAACCATCTTAGCAAGTTCAAACTGTATTTCTTTCATGCCAACTGTTTTGTTTGGCTCTTCTTTAAGTTTAAATCTTGAACATGCTACGTCTAGTAAGTCAATAGCTTTGTCAGGTAACTTCTTATCTGTTTGATACTTCACACTAAGTTTAATTGCAGTATCAATAGCTTCATCTGTAATAGATACTTTATGAAATTCTTCGTAATACTTTTTGATACCTAATAAAATATCTTTAGTAATTGCATTACTAGGTTCGTCAACACTTACACGAGCAAATCTACGCATCAATGCACGATCTTTTTCAAAGAACTTTCTATATTCTTCCCATGTAGTACTTGCTACAACTTTAATATTACCTTTTGTAAGAATAGGCTTTAACATATTAGCTAAGTCGTTTGATTGACCTTGTCCACCAGCACCAGCACCACTAATCATATGTGCTTCGTCGATAAACATAATAGTTTTGCCTTTCTTCTTAAGGCCAGCAATAACTAATTTAAATCTTTCTTCAAAGTCTCCTCTGTACTTACTACCTGCTAACATACTACCAATGTCTAAATTGTATACATTATACTCTTTAAGGAATTCAGGACAGTTGCCTTGTACAATATTATATGCAAGTCCTTCTGCAATAGCAGTTTTACCAACACCTGGCTCACCAACTAGTAGTACGTTGTTCTTTTGTCTACGTCCTATTGCTAGTGCAATGTTTTCAAGTTCTTCTGAACGTCCAATAACAGGATCAATCTTACCTGATTCAGCATCAATATTAAGATTAGTTGTAAACGATCGCAATGCACGATTAGCCATGCCTTGCATTTCTTCATCTTCGTAGTTTGCTTCAAGTTCGTTGTTTAGATAGTCTGCAAACTTTTCTTTTTCAATACCTACTTCGTTAATAAAGTATAATGCCCAGCTTTTCTTTTCGTTAAACATACTTAAGAACACATCAGTAACTTCAATACTGTTACGACCGCTAAACAACACTTGTGTAAATGCTCTGTTTAGTACACGTTCGACAGCTTGTGTTTTCTTAGGCTTCCATTTCTTAGGAAGGTTTTCAATATCAGTCATTAACAAATCATCGCACTTTGTTTTAAGAAAGTTCTCAACATTCTTTTTCATAAATTCTGGATCTACTTGATCGAATCCTGATACAATGTTTGAGAAGTCTTCCTCACATAACATCGAAAACAACAAATGCTCTAATGTAAGATATTCGTGATTAAGTTTCTTAGTTACATCTAATGCTTTGTCAAATATTTTCTGTAAATTTTCGCTAGGTTCTACCATTATTTTATATAGGCTCCAAATCTTTTTAATAATTTTGATTGCTTCTTCTTAGCAATGTCGAGTTTTAATTTACTTACACGATCAACATAGTTGATTCCGTATAAGTGATCGTATTCATGTCCTGCAATTCTTGCATTCCAACCTACTAACTCTATTGTACACTCTTTACCGCTAGAGTCAAGACACTCTATTACCATTCCTGTTGGTCTTTTAACTTTAAAGAACAATAATGGAAAACTTAAACACCCTTCTTCACCTAGTACAGTTTCTTGACTTACTGCTGTAATTACAGGATTAATTATTGCGAAAGGTTTATTGTCCTCATACCCTTCTAATCCTTCTGGCTTCATAATGAATATCTGTGCATCAAGTCCAACTTGGTTTGCGGACAATCCTACACCATTTTCTTTATCCATTATTGCAATCATATCAGCTTCAATTTGTTTAGCATCATACTTATCGAAGTCAAAAGGTGCAACCTTTTTGTTTAAAAATGGATCCGGGAATCTAAGTAGTTTTAGTTTCATCTTGTATTCTTCTTAACTGTTCTCTAATTTTTTCATCGTTTATTTTAGGTGTAACACCTAGTACTTTAATGTATAAATTGCCCGTTTGTCCTGAACGTCTGTCAGGTAAACCTTGACCTCCAATACTAAAAACTGTGCCTGGGTTAGATCCAGCTGGTACATTAACACTCAATGTACGATCGTGGATTGTTTTAATAGTTAAGTTTGTGCCTAAAACGAAATCAAATAAATTTAACTTCTTGTCTATATATAAATTTATGCCATCTTGAGTGTACTCGGGGTGTCTTCTGACTCTTAACTGAACGTGTAAATCACCTCTTGGAGCATGTGGGTGTAAGTCGCTACCCATACCCGAATAACGTATCCTGTCACCAGGTCTACAACCACGAGGAAGTTTAATCTCTACCGTTTCTTCTCTACCACTTGGTAGCCTATATGTAGCAATAACGTCTTTGCCTTTTACGATATCTTCCAAATCAATATCTGCGGCAATAGTTATATCTTGATTATGCATTTGTCTACGCATGTTTGGGTGTTGTTGTCCAAACATTTGTCCAAATATATCTTCAAAATTAGCACCACCAAACGCATTTGAAAAATGACTCTGTTGTTGTGCTTGTGCTTGTTGGGGATCAGCAGTACCGTATTGATCGTACATCTGTCGCTTTTGTGGATCTTTTAGTGCTGAGTATGCCTCATTGATTTGTTTGAACTTTTCATCACTCCCACCAGTCCGGTCAGGATGGTATTGCATACTTTGTTTCTTGTATGCTTTCTTTAATTCTGAGTCTGATGCGTTTTTTGGAACGCCTAAAAGTTCGTAATAATCCATAGTAGTATTATATACTTATCTTAGGCTTTTGTCAAGATCTATTTGTCTGGATTCTTCTTAGAAGTGCCAGCATATAAACCAAACCATGCCGCACCTGCACCAACAACAATACTAACCAATCCTGATTGCTCTAAGTTAGGCTCAGGTAAGTTCATAAACCATGTTGTAACATCATACAGTAAGTAGATGTAAACTGATAAAAAGATTCTTGGAAAAATTCTCCATGCATCTACAGCCCTTGCTAAAAAGATAAGATGCATATAAGGATTCTTACCACTATCAACTACATTAGTATCTACTTCTAGTTCGAATTTAACTTTCTTTACTGCTGTATCTTTATCGTCTTTTACTTCAGTATCAGTTTCGATTTTTTTAATCTCTTTTTCCATTTTTAATTTTCTCTATGTTATCTTTGTTATTCTTAATCTGATCGCTCTGTGCTTGATCAATCATTTCTTGTAGGCGTCTACCTTTTTCAGCCGCAGAATCCAAGTGTAGATCTTTATTAATAACTTTTTCTAACTTGTGCATCTTAAGACGGTCATTTGGAATAAATCTCCAAGTGTAACCACGCTTACTGTAAACACCAAACACACTTTCACGCAATCCTATTTTAACTATAATAGCATCAGTATCATCTAGTATAATATGATCGCCCTCATTAAACGCAGGATTCATTTTGAACTTTAGTCCTTGCATTAAATTGTGTGCAAAGTCCTTAAACCAAAAAGCCGCTGAGATACTAATTAGTATCGCTATCCACGGAGCCAACACATCTGTTAAGCTCATTCCCAGTTGATCAAAGGCATCCATTTTACTTCTCCTGCTTGTACTGTATTTATCAGTCAAAAGGAAAGGTTGTTCAAAATAAATCAAACAACCTTTCTAATTTTAGTTAAATGTTTCTACCACTTGAATGCTTTTTTAACACTCTTCCAGCCTTTCTTAGCTGTATTTGAAACTGTATTAGCCGCGTCATTGATAGCTTTTGTTGCACTATTAATGGCATTATTTGCTTGATTAATAGTATTGTTACATGCGTTAATGGCGCTGTTACATGCGTTAATAGTGCTGTTAGCCGCTTTAACAGCGTTATTAGCATTAAATACGCTTGTAGTCCACTTACCTACTTCGTTACCCCAATGTGCAACTGCATTAGCCGCGTCAGTCATTGCTTGACCAGTTTGGTTAATTGCATCTTCGGTAGCACTTACTGCCGAGTTACATGCATCTACAGTTTGTTTTGCAACTTTTTCGCCTTGTTTAGCAACTACTTGTGCTTGGTTTGCAACTTTCATTGCTTCTTCTTGTGCTTTATCAATGCCATCAGTTACATGGTTCAATGCTTCGTCCATTGTTCCGCCTGCATCTAGAATAGCGTTAGCACCGTCTACTAGTGGTCCAATATCAATGTCAACATTTACGTCAACATCTAGTCCAACTAGCAAAGCCGCTTGTCCGTCAATACCAAACGAGATTGTATCATCTTCGTATGTAGCATGTGCTGAACCTTGAGCACCAATTTGTCCACCAATACTTGCACCAGCACCACCGGAAACTGTTGCTCCACCTATGTGTGCTGAACCTTCAGCATCAACTCCAACGTTAGCACCTGCAATAGCACCACCGCCTACGTCAACACCATGTTCTCCAACACTTGCATGTCCGCCTGCTTCTGCATATGCTTCAGCGTGAGCACCTGCTGTGCCTTCTGCACCTGCATCAACACTAAGATCACCTAAGGGTGTATCAACACCAACACTACCATCTACTGATCCTGTTGCTGTTACATCTGCACTTGCACTTGCACCTACTGTTGCCGCCGCTGTTGCATCACTGCCGTCCCAACCGCCACTTGCTTTTGCGTGTGCTTCTGCATCTGCACTTGCTTTAGCTTCTGCTTCAGCACTTGCGTCAGCGTGTGCATCTACACCTGGAACAATTTCTTGTTCAGCATGAGCTTCAGCACCTGCATTTGCACTTGCTTCTGCGTGTACACTTGCTTCAGCACCAACTGCAACGCTGTGGTCAGTTACTTCGTAACCTGCACTTGCACTTGCGTCATAACTTGCACTTGCACCAGCTTCATAACTAGCACCTGCGTGTTCGTCACCTACTGTTTCACCAACTGATGTTTCAACGTGGTCAGCAACTTGAATTGAGTACTGTGGTCTTGACACATCTTGTACCATTGCTTCAGCTTGTGCAACTTGTGCCTGTGCCGCCGCATAATCGTCATCTGCTTTTTGCTGTTTTGCAAGAGCATCATCATGATCTTTAATTGCTTGATCGTGTGCCGCTTCAGCCGCCTGTTGTTGCTGTTGTGCAGTCTGTTGTTCGCTTTGTGCGTGTGCTTTGTTTGTGTTTGCTGTGTTTGCTTCTTGTTGTGCAGATTTCTTTTGGTTTTCTGCTTGAGCTTTTTTTGAATTATTTTGGTTTATTTGATTTTGAGCATCACGCTTTTGGGCTTCTGCTCTGTTCTTATCATCTTGTGCTGACATTATTTTTTCCTTTTAGTTTCTAAAGATTTTATACGTGATTCAAGCTCATCAATTTTACGAGCTATGTTTGGATTAACTTTCTTCCAAGCGTCAGGGTCTTGGTTAAACCATGTCCAACCATATCTGTCTCTAATACTATCTAAAAGTGTGTCCCACTTGCCAAATACCCATAGTGCAATACGTGTATCTCTCATGTATGCAATGAATAATGCCCCAAATATACTGCCGGCAATCGCGGTATATATCCATAGTCTATCACTAGCCATGCGTTCTATCATTTCAATCATAGTGTAATCCTGTGTATTATGTTAGTATTTATCAGAAGGAACAGTTAAGCTCACCTTTGGGTGTTACTTCAATACCTTCTTTTGTAAGAGAGTCAATATCAACGTCTGCACCAGGGCGGACAGAGCATTTATTTTTAGCACAGGAGGCTAGTAGGACAATCAATAACAAGATTGTCCATGTACGCATTACTCTTTAGTTTTGCTTCTATCAGTAGACTCGTAATATTCTTTATAAGATTTAATAATTTCGTCTTGTTGTAGCATGTATGCACGTATCTGTGCAAAGTTTTTACTTAGAGCTTCGTAGCCGTCATCTGTTAATCCAAATAATACAGGATCAACACCGCCTGCTTTAAGTTTTTCAAATACTTCATCAGCATTTTCACTAGTGATGATAGTCCATTTGATTTCTTCTAGCTTTGGAGTTAACGGTTGAGGCAACGCAAGAGGTTCTCTAGGAACTTCTGTTTTAAAAATCTCTAGTTGCTTAACAGAACTACATCCACTAATAAGGAACGTACTTAGGATTAGCAATACTAGGACACTCTGAGTTGATTTCAGACTTTTTAGTAGCATTTTTCTCTTTCTCCGTTAATGGCGACCCCATAGCAATTTCTACACATCTCATTGCCTTTGTAGTCGCACCGTTAATAACACGTTCAACTGATTTAGGACGTTCATCTGCAAGTTTGCCAATGTCACGTACTTCACCTTGACCGTTAATTTTATTAAAGCGTTTATCTAATGCTTGAAACTCGGCTTGTAGTGCTTTGTTTTGTGCATCTAAGTTAGCTGTAATTTTCTTTTGTGATTCAAAGTCAGCTTTTGCTTGTGCAATTACTTCCTTTTGACTCGCAACGCTTTGTTCTAACTTTAAATTGTTTGCTTCTGATGTAGCCAAGTCAGACTTTAGTGTTTTTACATACATAACACCGCCACCGGCACCGGCCATCATAATAATTACTAATGCAATTTTAATTGACCCTATCATCTTTCACCTCATATCTGTGTTGTTCACAGACGATAATTTCAATTGGTTTCCCATCACCGTCTGTAAACGTTTCAATTAGTCTACCTTCGTGCTGTCTTCCGCAGTTTTGGCAGTACTGGCTCATACCATTGACAAAGCAAGTTCCGTTGTTTCGTCTACTCTACGTGTCCAACCTCTACCAAACGTTTTAAACGTAGATAGTTTTTCATAGTAGTCTTGACGGTCTTCTTGGAACTCTTTAATAGTTTCTTCAAGTCCATGTGTATCAATGTAGTCAGCTAATTTTTTAAGTGTGTTTGGTCCAATACCGCCATCAGCAGTAGTTCCAATCATACGTTGTAAAAATTTAGCACTTCTACCTGTGCCTGCGTTAACACCAAAGTCAAATAAACATAAGTCTAACCCTGCTGGTACGTTATCGCACTTCATTCTATCCCAGTAATTCTTTCTGTAGATAGGCGCAACATCGTCGAATTCTAAGTCTTTCATATCCTTAGTTCCGCCGAACGCTACATAAACTTTTTTGGTAACACCCATGTTTGTTTCCCCACCTGGGTCGCTAGGGTGATTTACATATCCACCTTCGTGGTGTAAAATTGTTTCTAAACACTTGTCGTAATTTTCTTGCATTTTATGGTTTCCTATTTTTTTAGGACAACAGTATAACCATTATTTTCGATTAGGAAGTGGTCTCCGTACTTGGATATATTGTAGTCTCCAATATATTTAGTAAGGAAAATTATTTCTGCGAAAGAATTGACATCGTATTTTTCAGTAATTGTGGTTTCTATGTGACTACTTTTACCAAAATCTACAACATTGTAAGTAAGTGGTTCAGCATAAATTTTACTAAACTTAATTTTGTTTTCTTTTAAGTCTATACTATCAAGGTAACTCTTACTAAAGAAGTTCTTGTAGTTATCCATGTTGTTTTCATTTACTTTAATTTCGTATGCACTTTTATCTAATGGAACTGTTGCTGAAATGTTTTCCATTTGTGCTTCTTGACTTTTGAAACTTTTGTAATAACGAAATTTAAATTTATCTATATTAGCTAACTTACCAACACCATCTAGCATTTCCATTATTTGATTTGGAATATCTTTATGGCGTTCGATTTCTACAAATACTTTGTAAGTACCATCAGTTTGTTCTCCTGAAGTAACATCTGCATCAAGTACATATGAATATCCTTTTTCAAAGAAGTTCATTAAGTCTTTTGCAGGTGCTTCAGACATACAACTAAAGCTACATACTACAATGTCTTTGTCATCACCCATCTTTGATTTGAAACTGTCAATTTCAAATACAGGTAATACTAAATCGTTTAGATCTCCAGCTATTAATCCCATTAAACTGCTCCGCCTTCAACTGCGGCTGTTTCGCCTTCTTGTGCAACATCGTCAACTGCTGGTTGAGTTGATGCAACGGCTGGTTCTTTAGTGAAGTCTAACTGCTCTTTGTATCCGCTATAGATATTTAATATAAGTTCTTTCGGCATTTTAATAGTTACTACCCAAACTGGTTCTCTATCTAGTTTGCCCTTTTTAGTACCTGGACGAATATCGTCTGGTTCTTTAATTTTTCGTGGTTTTAAGATAGCTGTTTTTTCATACGAAACATAACAGTCATAATCTAGCAGTCTTTTACCACCTGCTGGATCAGGCATTTTGTCCTTAGGCCACATAAACGAAGCCTTAACCCAATGTCTTTCTATTTTAGGACCTTCAACTAACTCGCCATCTTCCCAGTTAGCATACACATATAGATCTAATTCGTCTAATACACGTTCAAAGTCTTTTAAAACACTTAAAGCAGTATCACTTTCGTATATACTTTCAATGTTTGTAATAATATCTAATACATCACGCATGTTGTTTTCACCTATTCTTATACACTTATTTATCCGGATACGATCTATAAGTGTGCAGTTTTGTCTTGTGCATATAAAGGTAAATATTTTTGTAGGGCAGTAATACTGTGAATCTACAGTGACTGTCTTTATATTAACTCATGAAGGAGGAACTTAATGGGTGCTAAAAGACGAGCAAGAGCTCAAAAAACCCCGGCTAGTAACAACGTTATTAGCTTTTCAAAACAACAACCAAAACAAATCAACATACTTCCAAGAAATATTAACCAAGAAACATATATGCTAAAACTGTTGGACCCGAAGAAAGACATAGTCTTCGGTGTTGGTCCTGCGGGAACCGGTAAGACCTTACTAGCGGTCCAGGTGGCTATTAAGTTATTCAAGGAAAAGAAGATTGACAAAATTGTTGTTACTAGACCTGCTGTTTCAGCTGACGAAGATCTTGGTTTTTTACCAGGAACAATGGAAGAGAAAATGGCTCCATGGACAAGACCTATCTTTGATGTTTTTAAAGAGTACTTTAGTGCTAAAGAACTTGAAGGTATGATGTACGATGGTGTTATTGAAATTTCACCTTTAGCTTATATGAGGGGTCGAACGTTTAAACGATCAATAATTGTTGCGGACGAGATGCAAAACGCAACGCCAAACCAAATGAAAATGTTATTAACACGTATCGGTGAGCGATCACAGATGGTAGTAACAGGCGATTTAGCTCAAGCTGATAAGTTGAGTAATAACGGTTTGATTGATTTTATTAAATCGTTAGAAAAACATAGAGAAACATCACACATTGACATAGTCAGATTCCAAACCCATGATATTGAAAGGCATGATGCAGTTAAAGAAGTACTAGCTGTTTACGGCGATGAGTAATTAATTATCCCCAGGAAGATCTGTATCGTTTTTATCGACGATATAGGTCTTCTTAGAGTGTTGCCATTTAGACCATGTATTAAAGATTATATTTTGTAATCCTATAATAGCATTGTGTCTATTAACACTTGTTTCGCTCAGGTCACCTGAACGAGCGACAACTGTTTCTCTTTTAATTGGGATCAGTTGCACTAAAGGTTCACCCATTTTTATGAAAGTGGGCTTAATCTCTTTTAACATAATATTAATAGGACTAATCAAAGCACCTAAGTCATGGTCAATGATACCAGGTATTGCTTCGTAGTTCCTATCTTCATGATAAAACATAGGTTGATATAGTACACTCCAGTTAGGCTTACTCCATATCTTCCAAGGACAGTCTAATTTAACTGCGGCTCTTACACCAAACTTGGTTAATATTTCAGCACCAGGAACACTTACTTGATCTGCAGGATGATGTGCGGCATTGTAAGTAGGATCACTATAACGTGTGTTTACATAGTTGCCGTCCTCACTAGGAATAATTTCCATATCACACCAAGCAGGAATAACAAACCCTGTTTCCATAAAATCTTTGATACCTGGACAACCTTTTGAAGTTTGATCACTGTCTATTTTATGCTTTTGTTTATTCACATAGGCAGGCATCTTCTTCCATGCTTCTGGTTTAAATTTACCAGCAGGTTCAATAGGGGCATGTTTACGTACAGCCCACTTTTCAGTTTCAAAAAATATTACAGGTTCTGGGTTAGTCATTAATTGTTTCCATTAAAGGAAATATCTCCGCAATTACTTTTGCACATGCATGAGCAATTTCCATATGTTCTTTTTGTGTACCATTAGCACCACGTAGATCAATGTAATGTAACCAACTACGTAGAGTACCATTCATGTACAATGTTGTTTTAGTAATACCTTCGGGTAATACCTTACGTGCTTGTTCTTTAGCAATACCTTTTTCAATAGCATTATCGTAAATAACCTTAGATACTTCAGCAACATGCTTTTGTTGTGCGTCCCACCACATTGCTAATTCTTTGTCTTCGGTCTCAATACTGTTTTGTCTGTTCTTAGTATCTTGTAAACGTGCTTCACTGTATTCAAACATGTCGCCTTGTTCTTCTGGATTAGCATAACGTTGACTAAACTCTTGGAAACTAAAACTTCTATGACGCACAATTTGATGTGCAATGTCACGTGTAGTTTTAATCTCTAAACAAGCATTAACCATCTCTAATGGTGACCAATGTTGATGTTTGATCAAGTACTTAATTAAACGTTCACTAGTTTCGTTATTAATTTGTGCCGCCGGGTTACTTACTTTGGCACAAAATGCTATTAGCTCTTGTAAATCGTCAACACCTTCAGTTGTAAACTCGTCTGTTGCCTTTGAGTAAGATACTAATTTAACGTTCATTCTTTAATTCCTCTATTCTATGTTCTAGCCAACTAATGGCTGTGTGTATGTGACCTGTATCGTGTTCACGTAAACAGGATTTTGCATATTCAACTTCACGTTCTAGTATACTAACTTGTATAAGATTACCCGGAAAGTCCTTTTTAACAGTCATTATTAGCCTGTTCTCCATATAACATGTACGCCAAATTTTGTAACAAAAGGATGTGGTCCTAAATCTCCTTTTGGAATCGCCGCACATGCTGTACTAAATTCTAATACCATATCAGTTGGTTCAAACCAACCTAAGTCTCCGCCATTATTTTTACTTGGACATGCAGAATTCTCTTTTGCCATTTGATCAAAAGAAACACCACCTTCATGTAGTTGTTTAATAATACGTTCACCTTCGGCCATTGCTTCGCCAATGCCTCTGCCATGTGTAGAATTCTCTGCACCCCTATAAGAAAGCAATATGTGACTTGCTCTCATCTTACCTATTGCCATTATTGATCTCCTTTACCCGGTTTAGTTGACATAACATCTACTGTAGGTATTTTATTAGCTAAAACATCTTCTTCCCTAACTTGTGTAATGTTAGGCCATTCATAACTATACTTAGCGTTGATATTAAACCAAGTTCCGTCGTCCTGATCCTCTGTAATAATAGCATCTACGGGGCATTCTGGTTCACATACACCGCAGTCTATACATTCATCTGGGTTAATAACAAGCATATTTTCACCTTCATAAAAACAATCCACAGGACATACCTCTACGCATGTCATATGCTTACAATTAACACAATTATTATTAACCAAATAACTCATACTATACCACCCAGTTCCATATTGCACGTAAAGATAATAACAAGTACATACCTTCCATTAATGCTCTAGGTGTGTCCTTGTCCTTTATCCCAAAGTAAACCCACATCACACAACTACACGAGGCCAAGGCCCAACCTATCCATTGTGTTTCGGGGTTTGCTTCCGAAAGAATAAAAGCGGCTACAATGGCTAATGCAAATCCTATCCACCTTGGTCCGTCTATTGACCTGTAGTAGCGAATTTTCATTATACTTTACCAAGTTTAATCAATGTAGCGGCTAAGTTAATTTCTGGATCTACAACCAATGTATGATCCACCAAGCCTTGTTTAATAATCATAATAGCTTTGTCCTGTTGATCAGGATCACCAAACAAATCAATGTTGTCATAAAGCCAACGATAAATCTCTTCCATCTCTTCAGCTCTAGCACTTGCACAAACAAGTTTACGTGCTTCTGTAATCTTACCTGCTTTAAATAGTTGTACCATATCAAGTTTCCAATCAGCTTCTGTCTTGTCAGCTTCATTAGGTTTGATTAGTACACCTTCTGTACTGTTCATTTGCACCATGTTAATGCATTTACGTAAGTCTGGATACGTTGCTTTTACATAAGTGTCTAAAGTATCTAGATCAGGTTGTACACCTTCTGTAATAAGAATCTCTGCAACACGAGCAGTAAACTCTGTTTGATCAACTTTTGCAATATGAAAGCCTTGACATCTTGAATGTAGTGCAGGAATAATTCTGTTTGGATAGTTACAAGTTAAAATAAACCTTGCAGTAGTATGATATTCTTCCATCACACCACGTAGTGCCGCTTGTGCGTTTGGCGACAAGTAATCAGCCTCATCAAGTAGTACAACCTTAAAGTCACCAAATGGAATCATCTGTACAAAGTTTACAATCTTAGCACGTACATCTTCTACGGAGTTTGTTCTACTTGCGTTAATTTCTAATATGTCTAAATCATTTAGATCTAATTCGTTGAATAATAGTTTAGCAAGTGTTGTTTTACCAATACCAGCATTACCACTGAATAACAAATGCGGAATAGTTTTATCTTTGATCCACGTTTGTACTTGTTTCTTTTGATGCTCATCTCTGAACACATATCCGTCTACTGTCTTAGGACGATATTTTTCTACCCAAAGTTCCTTCATGTCTGTGCCTCGCTTATTCGTTTTCTCAAATTAGATGTACTAAATGAGTGTTGTCTTTTATTATAATACAATTCTATGCCTTTGTCAACACAAATCTGCTTACCTGTAAACTCTTTATCACGGTATTCTTCACCAATAAATCTACGATTCAATGTATAAGTTAATAGTATATCCATTAAATCTTGTTCTGTTGCATATGGAATAATTTCATCAATGTAGCTACAACCTTTTAATTGGACATATCGTTCAAATACACTTTGTATAGGTTTATTCTTTTCTGGTCGATCAATAGTTGGATCTGTTTGTAATCCTACAATCAAATAGTTACAGTTTTCACTTGCTTCTTTAAGCATAGCAACATGTCCACTATGGAACAAATCAAAACTGCTAAATGTAATACCTACTGTCATTGTTTGTCCTCTTGTCGTTGTAACGGAAGTCCGTTAAAAATAAATCCTACTGTAACACGTGGGCTTACGTTTACAGGTGCTAAACCTTTATGTGGATAACTGCTTGGAAATACTACACAACGTCCTTTTTTCCATTCAATGTGTTCCACAGTTTTTACCTCAAAGTTTACACTATCGTATTCGCAAAAATCTAACCCACTATCACCTTCCATAAAATATACTAATGTATGTGAAGGCAACCAACCTGGCATTTCTAACTGTGCCGTGTCGTCGGGTGCATCTGTATGTAGTCCTCCAACGTGTTCTTTTGTAGTAAGATTGACTTGTACTTGATTTAATTGTAATCCCTGATGTATATTTTTAAAAAGTTTTTCTCGTTTGTGGTTAACTATACACCATAGTGTTTTAAACTCCCATGGCATGTCAACTAAAAAATTTGTATGTTCTACTGTTGCACCTTGTTGTATTTCACGTACCCATTGTTCACTAAAAGTAGTATATCCTTCATCGTATCCTAATCCTCTGTGACCAAAACGCAAAGGCATATGCAATATACTAGAATCCATTTGATCCATTAGATAGTCTGGTACTAAATCATCAAATACTAAAATATTATTTTTATCTATGGCCGGCAAATCGCTGTTGCTCCTTTTTAAATATAGGTAATACAATGTTACGGTCTCTAGCAAATTGTGTACTTTTACCACTAAACACATAACCAGCAGTAACACGAGGACTTACTTTGTTAGTAGGTATACCTCTATGAATGTAACGACTTGGAAAGACAATTAATCTACCTTCTTTGTATTCTACTTCGTCAATCTTCTTTCCACCACGATCAGGATTGTTATCCCAAAAGTCCATACCTGTATCTCCTTGAACAAGATACACCATTGTGTATGCAGGTACGTCATCACCACTATCAACGTGTAATGCTCCTGCGTGTTCTTTTGTAGTAAGATTAATTTGTATTTGGTTTAATTGTATATCACCAACGTCATCGTCGATCATATGCTTATGATGTTCAAAAGCGTGCCAAACTGCTTTTAAAGTCCACGGTGCTTTATGTACTTGTTCGTGAGTGTATTGTTGACTAAAGATTGGGTGACCTTGATCAGGCCCTAAACCTCTGTGTCCATAACTAACTGGAGTGTTTAGTACTTGACTTATGGCTTGGTCATGTAACCATTGTGGCACCACATCGTCAAGTACTATTATTTTATCAAGATCATAGTTCATAAGTTAATTATAAACTATCTTTGCTGAAAAGTCAAGCTCTTTTTTACAAATCGCCCTTGACTCTGTTTTCGGAATAATGTGCATCAAATTCACCACCAGGATAACGTGCTTTAAGTTTATCAATATTCATTTGAATAACTTCGTTAGGATCAATGTCTAATGCCATACATCCTTGCATCCAATACCACATGATATCACCTAGTTCACGTTGCATGTGCCAAATGTTATCCTTGTCTAAAGGCTTACCTTGGAACATAATTTTTTTAATAATTTCGGTAAATTCGCCTGCTTCGGCTCCTAGTCCCATAGAGGCAGTTAATAGTCTTGGCATATTAACTTCTGGGGAATAGTTTAGTTGTGCCCAATGACTTGTAAAGTCTTCATTCTTTGAGCTTTCGTCGGAAGTAACTGCGTCAACAAATTCTTTATATTTGTTTAGGTCAATCTCAGCCATAAGATAATCCTCTTTCTTTTATAGGGTGTTATGCACGAACGAATTCGCTTGGGTCAATACTAGGTTGTGATAAGTCTGTTTCAGAACCCATACCATCATCACTTGGTTTTTCTTTACTTGTAAGCATAATGCCATTAACATCAATTAGCCTAAGTTCAATCTCACCATGATCTGGGTCATCAGTAATAAAGCCTCTACTCCAACGACCATGCTCTACATAGATCCAATCGCCAACTTCATAAGGGTCTTTATTTTCGTGTCCGATTGCATAGATCTTGCACCATCTAGGACGGATGCCTCTTTCCTTGCCATCGTCACTTGACAAAATAATACCACCTTTAGTAGTACGTTCGCCAAATTCCATATCCATTGCAAGTACACCGTCATGAATTGGACGCACCTTGCCAGATACTTTTGTTTTCATCTTAGGGCCTTGGCCCATCATAGTAGTATTAAGTTCCATTAGTCACCTTTTTTCACAAAATTACCATCAGCGTCTTCTACCCACGCTGTACCGGTTTCGTCAGCTTCTTCGTCAATAGCCGCCATCTCTGCTTCTACTTTAGAAGGAGTAGCTTTTGTTGCTTTTTTTGGTGTAGCTTTAACAGTTTCTTTAACTTCTGCTACAGGTTCTGCAACTGGCTGTTGTACCGGTTGTGTTCCTGCTACTTCGTCTGCAACTGCTTGTGGATGATCTTTGTAATACTCGTCTAAAATTTCATCACGCTTACGAATGATTTTGCCACCTGGGCCTAATTCATCACCACGTGCATTAACTCTAGCATTTCCTACTGCTGGTGTAAGTTCATTACGTTGGCGTAGTAGATCCATATCAACGGACTTACCTTGCATACTTTTGTAAACTTTACGACCTGTTTGCTTCATTGCCATAATTATATTCTCCTGGTTATATACGTATTTATCTCATGAACTCATGGTAGTCTAGGTCAAACTGGCAGGAATCTACTTTATGTACACCAATTAAGTATAGCACATAGCTGGATACACTACTACCTCTACCTACACCCCATACAATATTGTGTTCACGCATAAAGTCTACCAAATATACCATATACTTTAATAAGTCAAACATATTACGTCTATCGTACTCTGTTAGTTCTTCACATGTTCTAGCCATTTTAGCAGTATCGTTTGGACACTTATCTAATACGTAATTGTAAATATCCATATCTTTGTACTTCTTGGGCATGAACCAATCTTCTTGAAGTGCTTCATCAAATTCTTCTTTGTTAACGTCTAACGGTATATAGGTATTAAGTCCTGTTAGTCCGTTATCTTTTGCTAATGTATTAAACTTATCAATATCGTCACTTGGATCACAAAGAACAACATGACACTTGTCGATATGTCCTGTATAGATCATATCAATTAAGTCTTTGTTTGTAAATCTGGGGATACCCAAGTCGTCAGTTTTCATAAGCATACACTTATTTTAACTTATGTTGATAAGATTGTCAAGATCTTTATTGCCATCTTCTGGTTTTGATTTGCTCGATCTGTCTATCATTTCTAACTTATACGTATCTAACATAGTTTGGATTTGATATTGAGCTTCGGGATTTCTAGTTTGGAACCACTTTTGAGTTAGGCTATTAACCTTTTCTGATATTTCTTCATCTGTTAAAGACGAGAGATCTGATAGTAGTGGATGATCCATTATTTAATACCTTATGAGAATTGACCGACGTACTGTGCGTAAACTGTTATGCCACCGTCGTAAGTCCATACATCAACACAAACTGGATCATCATTGCTGTTTACAATAAACGGTGATGGAAAAGGATTATCTCCATTTACACCATACTTAATAGTTCCGTTTTCTGTAGCAAAAGAAACTGTACGTGCTGTACTGTCGCCTAGTGTGTCTAAAAGCATTAGTCTAATCTTACCAACTTTGTTAGCAGTAGGCCAATCAGTAAATGTTAGTGTAAGTGTGTTAGATCCAATAGTAAACGTTTGGAAGTTACCGTTAGTAAAACTTACGTTTGTTGGACCCGTAACAGTACCACCTGGGTAATGTTTTTCTGTGTTAGCAATTAGGTTTGCTCCACTTACATCGTTACCTAGAAAG